AAGAACAAGCAAAAGGATGGACGCGAATAGACGTCTGATTACCAACATAAGAAAGCCTCCTGTTGGATATACTATACTTATACGTATTTAAAGTACAGGGCACTCTTAACTAGAAGCGTGTCGCCTTTTCCCACCGTCGGATATTTTCTTACGATGTTCCTCTGAAAGTTTTCTGCCCTTTCGAGAGTTAGAAAGTTTTTTACGCATTTCATCGGTCATAGTTTTACCCTTATTCCACGAAGGTTTTCCCTTGCGTGACTCTGATATCTTTCTGCGTGCTTCCTCAGACATGGGTGGACGCTGCAGAGCAACCTCGCGCATCTTGGCTTTTGCCTCATCGGAATGGAATCTTCCCGTAGATGCTTGCTTATACTTTTGACGAGTCTCCTCTGATATCTTTGGTTTTTTACGGGCGGACTCGGACATCTTTTTACGTGTCTCGTCGGAGAAGGTTCTGCCTTTTAGCGCGGCGGATATCTTTGCGCGAGCCTCAGGAGACGAGGCATTTGGGTGAGGAGGCTTACCTTTCTTTGCCTCTGATATTTTTCTGCGCGTTTTGGGAGTTGGATTGAAAGCGCCCTCTCCTCCGTCGTTACAGTTAAGTAATCTTCCTGTAGAACGATACTGAGTTATTAAACTTCTTTCTAGCCTCTGTGCTTCTTCAACGCTGATCCCGGACTTAAAGGTAGTAAAGGATACCTGTCCTTCGTATTTTCTCATCCAGTCATAGACAGGTAATCTACTTTTCTTTGTTTTTCTTGTCTTATCTATATGACCTTGAAAGCGTCTTTCGGCGGAGTTGTACTTTGTCATTCCGACATAACGAATATCCTCCGGGGAGGAGCTTAGGTGGAGCAGGTATACGCAAGCCATGCCATAAATATACCATGCTCTCTAGAAGGTGTCTTTAGCTCTTGTCTTTAGGATTACGTAGACGGTGGGTAAGCGCCCACAGCATCATGGCAAGAATAATTGCCTTTCCTGTAATCACCTTAGCTGAACCGGTCAACACCAACCATCCAAGGAAAAGTCCGAGGAAGGTGAATGTCTGATCTGCCATGTCTCTAAAGAAGTTTTTGACGAACTTTTTCATTATTTATGTATTCCTTTTCTACGCATTGGTTGTATTTTACCGTACTTCCTATGAACCGAATCTTCTTCGTACTGCTACAATCTGGCCAAGAATAATAGTAACTACAACTACCTTCTTAGCTTTCTTCCTCGTGATAGGCGACATATCATTACCTAGGTTTGCAAGGTTCTCGAAGGCGTCGGTAAGTACCGCCGCAGCGAGAGCTGCTCCAGGAATTCCTTCGAGAGCTCCAGGAAGGAAGGTACACTCCTCGAGGAGGTGTTCGTTTCCGTCCGTGTCAACGTGAAGCTCCTTGCCGTCTTCTCCGAGCATGGTTACGCAGATCGGTTTAATAACTACCGGAACTGCAACGTCGGGAGAGTTAAACGTTGTTCCGCCTGGTTGACCGATAAACGTATCGGTAGTTGTAATTGCATCAGGGTGAATTGGATCTCCTGAACCAGGCTCGGGTGGCGGAGGCGTAAGCTTTCCATCCTCACCGATAACCTGTGGTTGATCCTTCGTTCCGAAGAACTCGATACCGCCGTTTTCAACTCCGGCAACGTCCTCCTGAACACGGGCAACAAGATCTTCTGCGTCGGGAAGTTTAGGTTCATCTGTTGGAAGTGACTCGGGAGAATTAGGCTCAAGTCCAACCTCCTCGGCGGCTGCCTCTGCCTCGGCAGCTTCCTGCTCTGCCTGTTCAGCTTCAGCCTCCGCTTGGGCTGCTTCTTCTTCTGCTGCTTGCGCTTCTTCCTCGGCGGCCGCTGCTTCTTCTTCTGCTGCCTGGGCTTCGGCCTCTGCCTGCGCTGCAGCTTCCTCGGCAGCAAGTGCCTCCGCCTCTGCCTCAGCCGCTGCCTGTTCGGCGGCTGCTGCATCTGCCTCCGCCTGTGCTGCTTCTGCTTCAGCCTGTTCGGCGGCTTCTTCAGCTGCGGCAGCTTCTGCTTCAGCTTCCGCGTTGGCTGCGTCCTGCGCTGCCTGTTCTTCTTCGGAAGGACCAGGGTCAATAGGTTCCGGTTCCGGTTCCGGTGCCGGTGAAGGACGAAGACTTGCTGTCACAGGGATAGTTATCGTTGTCTCGGTGTAACCGCTCGTAGGACCGGACCAGTTGGCAACACGAATTGTGTACGTTGCTCCCTCTGTCAAACCTGTAAGAACAATTGTCTCGGGAGCTCCGTCCGTGTTGGACGTCGCTGAATTTCCGTAAGGATTTTCTGCTTCAGGATCATCGGTAATAACCTGGTAGAACCAGGTGTTGGCGGTGTATCCCTGTGGAAGCTCGGGAGTAATCGTTACCGTTGTTCCTTCAACGATAGGCTCCGCAAGAATTGGTGCAGGTGTTGGAATGTTGTTTGCGATGGCGGAGATGAGCTGGCCAAACTTTGTTTCAAGCGCGGTCGAAAGATTAACCTGTGTTGCAAGAGCGGAGTTAACAGCGTTTGTTAGTGACGCGGTAGACGGAGCGGAGTTAAGTAGAGATTGGTTAGACGCGTTGGTTGCAACAACCGTAGAGATACTTGAGTTAAGTTGGTTGATTGTTACGTTTGCCGCGTCAATCGCTTCCTGTATCGCGGAGTTACCTGCGTTAGGATCGGTAGCAGGAGCAACGTAGTTACCCTGTCCGATGTGTCCGTTAAACCCTGCGCCTGGATTTGTGTCCTGGATCTCGGTAATAGGTCCGTTAGTTACCTCGCGAACCTGGAAACGAGAACCGTTAGGAATAGGACCCGATACGGATACGTCCGCCTCCCACGCACCGGAGTTAGGGTTAACGTCCGCAAAGAAACGAACCTGTGTCATCTGCGTTGACATATCCATAAGCGGATACACACGCAGATCCCACGCAACGTCTAAACTTGTCGCGGTGGTTGAATATGTAATTCCTGTTCCCGTGCTCCATGTTGTCCAGTCCCAGCCGGCGATGGATACGGAGGGAGCGGAGGGAGTAGAATAATAATTTGCACCTTCGTTAACTCCAAAGGTAATCGTTGCGTTTGAGCCAACGAACACGTTGTTGTAGAGTGTTCCACCCATCTGCACGGAGAAGGGAAGGTTCATGCGAACACCCGCGTCGTCAACTCCCGCAAGAACGTTTGTCGTCGTTGCGATTGTAGACTGCAAGGCGTTAACCGCGTCCTGTGCGTTGTTGACTGCAACGTTCGCCTGGGTTAACTCTGTCTGCACTGTCTCTGTTGCGGTAACAGCGGAGGAGCGGGCGGAAGCCGCCTGGGCGATCTCTGTCTGAGCTTCAACTATCTCCTGCGAGATATTTGCGATTCCCTGTGTTGCGCTTGTTACCGTTGCCTTGGCACTCTGGATAGCAGGGGAACTCTGGTCGATACCTGCATCGGGCGAAACAGCGTTGACGGTTACTATGGCAGCGTCAACCGTGGCTACCTCGGCAACTGCAACGGATACCTTGCTCTGCGCCTCCTGCGTAGCGGTAAGCGCTTGGTTGTACTCCGTCACCGCGTTTTGGATAATAGACGTAGCGGACGATGAAGCAGCGAGTGCCTGGTTGACCTCGGTGGTTGCGGAGGACAGCGCGTCAAGAACAGACTGGTGCGCCGGAGATAGAACTACCTGCTCGGATCCGGCGGGAACTGGATCGGTTGCAAACGCCTGTTGCGGAGAAAGGAACAGCCAACCTGTAACTAGGACTCCAGACAGGATAAGCTTACTTGACGTAATATATGAACATGAAGAAGAAGCTGGCTGTTTTACTAGGCGTGATAGCGCTAGGTCTTGTTGGTGTGTCTCTCTTGATACACAGTTTTGGCACTTCTCTTGTTGAGGAAGACGACCTTCCTGAGGACGAAGATCTAGTCCTTTTTTAGTTTTATTACTTACTGCTAGTGTCTCGTGCTCTCCCCCACGGTGAGCTTTACGGGGCACGTTGTTCCTTTATTTAGTTGGGCTGTGGATTTTCCCTGTGCTGTGAAGACGGGTGTTGTACCTTGTCAAGGTCCGCCCAGGCAAGTTGTGAAGCGGCGTCGTAGAGGCGATTTGCCTCGTTAAGTAGATCCTGGCAGGCGATAAGTAGATCCGCCCTTAGGTCAGGATTGATAGGATCCTGGAGATCTTCGTACGTCTGGGCGGCGGTAAAGGTGCAGGCGGCAAGACGGTTAAGTGCCTTGGCGTGCGCGGGATCCGCTCCGAAATACATCGTCATAGTGGGGTAATCATAACCTAAAATCTTCACCGCGTGTTGGAATAAAGAGCGGAAGAAGAAAGAAAAGAGAGACGAAAAAGAGGAGATAAAAGACAAAAGTTCACTTTTGAGACGACAGTTGAGAAGAGGAAGAAGAAAGTGAGAAAAGAGATACTAGGAGAGAATGAAGTGAAAGTAGAGAGGAAATGACCTAGTATGGCTTAGGTGACATACTAAGGCAGAAAAGTAGTTCGAAAAGTTCGTTTGGTCCTAGTAAGTGGCTAGAAAACTATATATAGTATATCTTAATACTTAAATCTTTAACTATATTTAGTATACGTGTAGGGAGTTCTCCCTAGGGGCTTCGAAACTAATAGTTGAATATTAAAGAATCCAAAAAAGAAATTGAATTTAGTCGTACTTTAGTCTCACTTTTATGATAGGGTTTTGCTACGTCCCAGGGCGGGACAAGTTAGGAGTTACGTAATGACAGCAGATGTCTGGGTTGCTCTAGTAATTGCGGTGTTCGGAGCGGCGGTTGTGTTCTACTACGGTTGGGACACACGTCATGCATATCCACCGATGAAGTATCTACTCTACACGTTGATCGGAACGATGGCGGTACTGTTTATTCTCTGCGCCGGAATAGTTCTCTATGTCTGAGGAAAAGCTAGACGCTCTTGCCATGATGGGACTTACCTTCGAGGAGGTCCAGGAGGCAGACAAGAAGATAGTTCAGAAGACAAAGGCCGGAGGACGAGATCGAAGGATCTGCGTCTGTGGCCATGCGGTATCGAAACACACGACCTACGCAGGTATACTTGACTGTAAGCCAAGTGCGTTGAGATGCCCGTGCAAGAAGATACGCCCTGTCCTCGAGGTAGATGACACCCGTGTGTTCCTGCGTAAGACCGAAGGTGGCGGAGCCATGCACGCGTTGAGTCGCGGGATCTACTCGAGCATTCAATCGGGCAAGAACGTTCGCTGGACGATAGATCTTTTGTGTGACAGGTGTGGATCTACCGAAAACAACGTTGTGCCTGTCCCTGTATCTCAGTCTGGTTCAAGTCAGGACGAGGCAACAGGATTCGATGCACTACTCTGTCCTGCGTGTAGAACCGAGGTCTAACGTGACGGGTGAACGTCAGATAGGGAAGTTGTGGGTTTCATATGGTAGATCGCCTTTCCCAGGATTTTCCATCGGTATCGAGCTAGACAGATATCACTTCTCCCTTAATCTTGTCTTTTGGTATATAGGTTTGGAGTTTTAATGACACAGCACTATGACGTAGTGATAGCGACTCCCGGATCTTCCTTCAAGCCGGAGTACGTGACAAGTCTGGTTAAGACAACCAGAGCACTTAACGAGCTAGGAATCTCGTATCACCTACTCAACAAAACATCGTCGTTCGTACCTAGCGCTCGCGAGTTAACGGCAACCGACACGTATTCCCACAACTGGGAAACCATCGAGATAGGTTCCGGTGCGTTTACATACAAGAAGATCTTCTGGATTGATTCCGATATCGAGTGGGAACCACGAGACTTCGTACAGATCTACGAGTCTCCCCTTGACGTTATCAGCGGACTATACGGAACGACTCCCTACGGCATCGTTGCGGCGCACGTCCGCGATGAGAACGGTA